GTTGTAAGAGAGATAGATAGAAGCTCAATCTCAACTTCAATGATAGGTCGTGGGCGAGGCGAAGAGGTTGGTGACGGTTACGGTAGAAGAATTGAATTCACTGATGTTGAATGGAAAAAGTCGAATGGTGATCCTTTAGATAAGCCTAAAGGCCAAAATTGGCTTGAAGATCCGGAATCAACTCAAAAGTATGGGATACCACAAAAAGATGGATCAATGAGAAAACGAGAAACCGTAGTAGTGTTTGATGATATAGATGATCCAACAGATTTACTTAAAAATACTTATTCAACCTTAATCGATTCTGCTAGACCGTTAGTACAATTCAAAGCTGAAGTCACTGGAGGAGATGTGATAGGAAATACAGTGACTATTCACAGATACGATAAAGGTTATCACTATAAAACTCGTATTTATAAAACTACATTCAATCGGCTTACCGGTCAAACGAATATCGAACTAGGGGATAATTTAACACAAGATGTTAGAAAACAAACGGCTTCTATTGTCAATAATATTAATAGTTTAGAATCTAGCAAAATGACATTTTACGAATCGACAGAGATTGGAAAATATCAAGATGACATTATGCGAGGTGCAGGAGATAATGGCGGTTCTATTTATTGGGTAAATGGAATTGAAGCTGGTGTTAGTGATAGTAGAGAAATCTATGAAACTGTTTATATGGATGGACCTAACATTCCTAGATCACGCTTTTTTATGGTCCAAAATAACTCAGGGATATCTTTCAAACAATGTAAAAAAGGTGAGTGGCAAACAATTCAAGATGTACACAATGGTGATAGCACGACCGCTTGGACGTTGGATGGAACTTTCAATGCTAATTTTATTCGCGCAGGCATTCTGTCTGGTATCCTCGTGCAAGGGGTAGCTTTAAAAACATTTGACGATAAAGATTTCCAATTAGTGGCAGAGGGGGGAGAACTTTCTTTTGAAAAACAAGTCAAGTCTACTGGACTAGATGATGTACATGGAGAACGCTTGGGCTCAATTGTATCTACTTATGGTTCTAAAGGGATTAACGGCTTTGCTGTCTGGAAAGAGCCAAACTATATTTTTTCCATTAATGCTGGGGACGGTGGCGATCGAGGGAATCCTATTTTTCAAATTCCAGCAGATGTTACTGCTGATAAGCGCAAATATAATCTTTATGGTGACGGCAATTTTTCAGAAGGAAATATAACCATAGATGGACGGCTAGATGTAAAAGAACTCTATGTTAACGGTACAAAAATTGACACTAATGGAGGAGGCAATTCCGGAGGGAACGATAACGGTTGGAACGGACAATACCCACCAGAAGTAACTACTGATCGGGATAAACGATATTGGCAAATTTGGGCAACGGCAATAGGTGCCGGTTTTACACAACAAGCTGCTGCAGCCTTACTTGGAAATGCACAAGGAGAATCAGATGCTAATCCAACCGCTGATGAGGGCAATGGCGCACCAGGGTTCGGTTATGGTGTATGGCAATGGACCGATTCTTCTGGCGCAACTAGCGGACGTGTCTACATGATCAATTTAATGACAAAGGCTGGCATCAGTGATGATCCAGACACAATCACGGCACAGTTTAAATTGTTGATGTGGCATGCACCAAATGGTCAATGGATCGCAACTAGCGCTTATCCTTACACATGGACACAATTCATGAATCTGACCGATATCAACACAGCAGCACAAGCATTCGTGGCTAACTTTGAACGTCCACGTGATCCACATCCAGAACGGACGGCATGGTCACAAGAATGGTATGACAAGTTCAAAGATTTGGAAATTCCTGTATCAAAAGGATATATGAAGCCGATTGCGGATCCAATCACAGTGACGAGCGAATTTGGCTGGCGCACTTCTCCAATCACAGGAGCACAAGAATTTCATAACGGTATTGACCTTGTAAATGGAAATCCTAATACACCTATTTTTGCTTCAGCGGATGGCGAAGTGATTGTTGCAGGTGATGCAAATTACTTTGACTGGTATGGAAATTGGACAGTGATTAAACACGCTGATGGAATGTATACAGGATACGCGCATCAAAGCCGAGTAGACGTCTCAAAAGGTCAGAAGGTAACTGCTGGTCAGCAAATTGGACTGATGGGGACAACAGGACCATCCACTGGAGAACATCTTCATTTTCAATTTATGGATGAGTTTTATCCATCTTCTTCAGGTCATTTCCACAATGCAAGAGACTACATCGATTTCTAAAGGAGGGATAGTCATGGCAGAAACGCAGCATAAAATGGTCCTATCCACCACCGAACCAAACAACGGAATAAATTTGGTTCGAATTCGGCAAGGGGATGTTTTAACGCAAAAGTTCGTTGTTGAAGTGGTGGAACATGGCAAACTAAAAACATTCGAGGGCCTAGTGCCGTTTTTTATTAATACAACAAAATTTGGCGAAAACCAACCTGTTGAACAAAAAGTACAAGAATACAGTCCAGCGCAAGCAAGGCTTGTTTACACCTTAAGTGAGCCTGACTGGCAATGGGGTGGTGAAAACACCGCACATTTCAGTTTCCGATCACTTAATGGTGATGGAACTTGGAGTGAACAATTTAGCACACAGGATTTTACCTATCGAGTCATTTCTGGAATATCTAGAAGCCAGTTACGTGACTCTGGCTATGTGTGGACATTTGAGGATTTGCTAAGAAAATTCAAAGATTACATGGATCAGGGCAAAAATGACTGGGAGCAGTGGTTAGAAGATAATCGTGAAATACTGGAAAATATCGATCCAGGTGGTATGATCATTAACATTCTGAATGAAGCTAAAGGCGACTACGAATCATTAGCTGATCGTTTAAACCAAAAATACCAAGTGCCAGTCGGCAGCTCACAAATTAGAGAAACAACACGCTTTTTTGATTACGACACGATGAAATACGTTGACCTAGTGCCGCGCAATTTGAATACGGTTGTCAACAGTGTTAATAACAGCAAATTTAACTTTTCTTTCATTACAGACATTCACGCAGATAATCACAACTTGCGTATAGATGGCGTCGGTTACAAAGATGCTTCTTATTTAAGACATTGGCGCGCAATCCCTCAATTTCAAAAATTAGGGAACAAAACAGATGTGATGATTTACGGCGGAGACAATATCGACGGCGGACTTGGTTCACTCGGCAGCGATATAGGCATTATTGATGAATGGAGCGCGCGACATTCCATGTTAGGCACGCTCAAACGCTTCACTAACGCAGCGGTAGCAGGACAAGAAAAACCGGTTATTATCTGCAAAGGGAATCACGACGCTTGTTTCGACCCCGCGTGGCGCAAGCGAAAGGGAATGTTATGCAACGCTGACTTCGAAGAGTATTGGAACGGTTTGTACGGTGGCGTGTTGTTCCCAGATAAAAACGCAGCAATTTACCGTTTCGATACTTGTGATTTTTATGAAGGCGGCACAGGCGACAAGTACGTGGACGGTTACAGCGATACAGCGCCGGGAGCTTTCAGTGCCAAACAAATTAACGCTTTCGGAGAATGGTTAGTGAACGTTCCGAGAAACTATCATGTGGCGTTAGTAGGACATACGCCTTTAGGTCTCAGCAAGTTTCCCGTTCGCAATGAAAACATGATTAGCACGTTGATAGAAGGGTTTAAATCTGGTAGTCCGGTAACTATCGATTGGTCTAAATTAGGACAACCGAATGACGGTTCGTTCGGCGGATTAAAGACCTTCGCAATGAATACAAAAGGCGCCGGCGTTGTAGTAGGTTATTTCTGCGGGCATTGGCACGAACAAGTCGAAGGGGCGTTTGGAACAGTAAAAATGATTCTTTGCGACGTCGGCTTCTCTCATACAGCTAGCCAAGTTGATACACCGGATGAATTAGCGTTTTATAAAATAGAAGTTGACACAGCAACAAGAAAAGTGACAAGCAAAGGCGTAGGGCGCGCGAGAGACTTCACTTATAACTATTAAGGCGGTGAACAATTAAATGTTAGATTTTCAAAGCAAACCAAATATTTTTGAAGAAATGAGTTATGAAGAGGCTGTGAAATGGTTATTGCGTCAAGCGGCTATCCATTACGACGGCTCGGATCACGACGCGCACGTCCTAGCTACTGAAAGCAACGCGGGCTTTGCTACACCGGAAACAGTTATGCAAGCGCGTGGGCGTTGGTTACGCGATTATAAGCTACCACAAAAATATCCGAACATTTTAGACATTCCGCCCGGCAAATACGCAACCAAAGCCGGATGGGGCGCAGACAACCCTGACGGGATTGAAGATGACAGTTTTGTTGAAATGATGGTATTCGCGGATCACGATTCGAGAAAATTAATCGTCGCTTTTGCTCGTTATAGCGGCGAAATTTACATCAAAATGACACATAACAGCGAACCGGTAGAGGGTTATAACTCGTTAGGCTGGCGGCGCGTTTACACTACTTCTGTTCTTTTTGAAGGCGAATTAAGAAAAGGACAATCAGTCAATCTGCCAGATGATACTTTCCGTTACCAAACGCTTCGTATCCACTACACAGACGGTGACGGAGACTTTGTAGAAGAAGTGAAACGTCAAAGATACGCGCGAATTACAAAAGCGAATTTATGGAATGGAGACGCGGGAGTGACGTTCATCGAATTTGAGCTGACAATCGAAGCGCGAAAGATAACGATGTCAAACGGCAGAGCTTTAGATATTTCATCCGGCAATGTTTCCAATCCCGCAATGAGCAACAACGTGAAAATAACTAAGATTGAAGGTGTGAAATAATGGCGCATGTCATCAAAAAAGGCTCTATCAAAGTACCTACACAGCCGAAAGACTACGATTTGCAAGCAACGGGGCTTGTATTTAAATCATACGATAATCAAATAGCGTTAGAGTTCAACGTCGAACAACAGAACGGCACACCGGCGGACTTGCTAGGAGCTAACTTGCGCTTGTTGATGTTTATCTATGATGAAGTAGATGGAATGATCACGAAAGAGCCAATCCCTTTTATCACGAAAAACCTCATCACTGAAAGCTTCTTGAATGGACAGGTCGTATATATCTTGCCAGAAGCGATGAAAGCTTATAACGGTATGGTGGAAGCTTATGTTTACATCGAGTATCCAGACGGATCAACAAGTGATAACTTAGGCTTCACCTTCCGTATGAAGCGTTCAGCAATCGACGGACTAGCGCAAGATAAAGCAGACTACTTTATTGCAGACTTTCAACAATTACTTGATGGAGTCAAACAAGAAGCAACAGATGCTGTTAACGCAGCATTAACAAATGTGGATTCTACGATTGAAAAGGCAAACCAACAAATAAATGAATTTGTAGAGGGAGCCACACAAGCAATTGATCAAACTGTTGACGAGGTAACAGAGCAACTACAAGCTACTCAAACTAAGATTGATACCGTTTCTCAAAACGTTACATCGGCACAAAACAATCTTAAAGCAGTTGAAGACAAGATGAATCAAACCAATCAGCAAATCGGCGACCTCGGCAAGCTGAAAAAGATGTACAGTAACAGCATCGACTTCGGGAATTATGATTATAGTGGGAATCCGAATTTAATGTCCAAACTAAAATCGAGCGATTTTAACGTTGGTTACCACGGGTCACTAACTTCGGATAACGAAAAGCTACATTTTACTTCTGATGGTACAGGAAGCATTATTATGTTTACGCGTATTAATACACCTCAGCTTGCTAGTGGGAAAACCTATACTCTGAGTGCGAAAGTTCGATTTGATGAAGGAACTACAGGAGCTATTGATAAATTACGTTTGGTGTATCGTACATCACCAGGAGAAAAGATATTATTGGAAGCAAATAGTACAAATATTACAACAGATGATGTAGGGAAAGAAATAACAATCAAAGGTACAGCTAACGTTAATTATCAAATCACAAATTTAGATCGATTTTATATGAGTATTAGCTTTGTTGACAGGGATAAAATAAATGGCGGATTTAAGTTGTACGACATCAAAATCGAAGAAGGCTCAACAGCCACCCCATATCAGCCAAACTTACTTGATGACCCTTACTGGCTAGGTAAAGCGCCTTTGGGTGAGAATATTGCTAATAAGTCTGTTACGTTTCCAATCAAATCTAGCGCCTACAGCCTATACCAAGCTAACATGGAAGAAGAATTTGTTTTAGGTCAAACCTATACAATTACCATGAAGGCAACCAAACCACCTATCCAAACGTTCATTGTTTACAACGAGGATAGTGGAGATTATAGATATGGTAACTTAGAGCCAGTAGAAGGGTTAGTTGATACATGGGGTCTGACTTTTACACCGCAGAAGGTTGGAGTTAACTACCCCAAACGGTTAACTATTATCCAGTATCCCCAATCAACAACAGGTGCATGTCAAATTGACTGGCTCAAGATCGAAAAAGGCGACACACGAACCCCGAATATTAGTCAGTTTAAATACTTTGGTGAAGGCTTGAAAGACAGTAACAATCCCAATGATTACAGTTGGGATGTCACACCTGAATATACTGAAAAAGGCTTGAATGATGCTGTTAATGTGTATGATCCTCAGAGAGTTGAAGGTTTGAAAAACTTTGCCGATGGTATTCAAATAGCAGGAGATAAAGTGATCAGTGAAAATGATTGCACTGTTTATACATTAACTAAAGACAACAGTCAATCGTTTATCGATGGGTATGCAACATTTATTAAACACGGAAAAGAAGTTATTGTAAATGGTACAGTAAAGTTCAAAAAAGCTTATGCTTTTGGTGTACCACTTGATGATGAAGTCCCAGATGAATTTGTCGCAAAAATTGTTCATGGCATGCTTACAGGTCCGTCAGGAACAAGTAGTGTATCAAAAGCGATGTACGTGCGAAAAGACTTAGGAACAATTATTACGAATAGCGAATTTGCTGCAAATGAATGGTTTACATTCCATGGTAATTATTGGGTAGGGGAGGAATAAAAATGAAAAATATTTGGAAATACGGACGAACAGGTGGAGAGTATGCTGGACAAGTGCTTGATGATATGGTTATGACTGTTCCATTTACCGATGTTCCACCACTCGAAGGAATTCGTGCTGATGGGGAACCACTAACGATTGCTGATCAGATGTTTGATCCTAAACTGAACCAATGGATTGTTTTAGTGAATGTACTAGATCACAACGATTTAAACAATCTCAAAGCGATGTATGAGTCGTTAGAAAATGAGAACGGCGATTTAAAACAGCTCAACGCCAAACTCATGCTAAGCGATGTAGCGATTAAACAGGAAAATACTGCATTGAAAGAAAAAGCGGATGGTTTAGCACAAATCAATTCAAAAACGATGCTTGCTTCGTTCCAAAATAGCAAAGACATTGCAGAAATTAAAGAGCAACTAAATCCAGCTTCAAAGGGAGGTGAGTAGTATGTTTAGTTTTAGCGATGTGAAAATGATGTATGATTGGGGCTGTTTTACTGACGATCAAGTTCGACTATTCGTTCCACTATGCATTACAGACGAAGAAGCAGAAAAAATCATTAATAAAGATAAGAGCGCATCTTAAGTGATGCGTTTTTATTTAAGGTAAAGGAGTTGTCACATGATTAATTTAGGAGAATGGGGAACAATCGCAGGATCAATCACTGCGATTGTTTCTTTGATTTTATTAGTAATAAGACCAGTCACTGCATCTTTCTCGAAGATTACTGAAACTCTTTCAAAAGTAAGTCACAATTTAGATTTGCTGACTAAAGATTTAGAATCGAGCAAATCAGATCGATTGATGATTCATGAAGAACTAAAGAAACACGATGAAAGATTAGATACACATACAGAAAAATTGGTAGAACACACACAACAAATCAAAACTTTATTTAGAGAAAGATCTCGGTAAAAAAGAAAGGAGTTAAGAAGAAATGATTTTACCCGATAAGTATTATCAAGTCATTAAATGGACAGTTTTAACAGTATTGCCAGCTGCATCTGTATTAGTTGCAACACTAGGCAAAGCGTATGGATGGAATGGAACAGATATGACAGTACTCACTATCAATGCAGTAGCAACATTTTTAGGCGTTATCACTGGCGTGTCGGCTTATAATTTGAAAAAATAGGAGGAAACAAATGAAAAAGAAAATTACTATTACTGCGATGAGCCTATTAACGGCTCTTTTTTTATTGCCAATTAATGGGTTTGCCTATACGATTAACAATGAATTTAATTTAGGCCCAAACGAAGGTAGCTCACAAGTAGCAAATAATCAGTACATTTTACTGCATGAAACGGCTAATGAAACAGCAACAGGACGCAATGAAGCGCAGTATATGCAACGTTCATGGACTAGCGCTTATACTGCTTATATTGTGGGAGACGGCGGAATTGTTTATCAAGTCGGTCAACCTGGTTATGTACAGTACGGTGCTGGTTCGTATGCTAATGCAAATAGTCCTGTGCAGATTGAGTTACAACACACACATGATAAAGCAACGTTTGAGAAAAACTACAAGGCATACGTTGAATTAGCTAGAGATTCAGCAATGAAATATGGTATTCCACTTACACTAGACACACCGTATAATCAACCAGGGATCAAATCGCATTTATGGGTAACACAAAATATTTGGGGCGATCATACAGATCCTTACGGTTATCTTTCTGAAATGGGCGTAAGTAAAGAAAAATTAGCCTATGATTTGGCTCATGGATTTACCGATGAAAATCCGACAACTTCAGATGATAAACCAGTCATTGATCCAACTCGAGCAGGTGCTGCAAATCCTACCCTGACAGATGGAACAAATTACGCCCACATTGATCAGTTCGGAGAAATCGAAAACGCAAACTTACATGTGGCTGGTTGGCACATCGCTAACTATAAATACGAGTATATCTTCATTATGGATTACAATACTGGGAAAGAATTAGCTCGAGTAAAAGCTGATGGAATATATAGACCAGATGTAAATCAAGCTTATAATACTTTAGGAAATGTTGGCTATCATGTATCTTTTAACATGCGCAACTTCCCTAATAAGAAAGTCTATGTAATGATGCGGGCAACGAATGATCCAGAAGGGAACACTAAAGGCGGAGCACAAGATTTTCATGATAAACGCTGGTATTTAAATATTCCGCAACGATAAAAATAGCCCCTCGTTTTTGAGGGGAAGTACATAATGCAAATTTGTCCATAACTTATTGATTATCTTGTAAAAATGCGGTAATTTAATAGTTAGTGAGAAGAGGTGCTTAATTATAGTTAAAAAAGAGGAAATAGAAGCAGCATGTAACCAAGCAAATGTTAGGTTTATTGGAGAAGCTTTATCTGGATATCCTAAGTATAAATACTTACACAACTGGTTACAAAGTAAAAGTTTTTATCTTA